AAAAGTTGTTGGCTCTACTTGTGTTGTCATCTTATTTGACGGCACTGCCAGCCTTTGCTGAAGAAGTAGACGTTGACGATGACGGTGAAGGCGATTATGTTGAGCTAAAGGAGCAAGAACCAGCTCCTTTTGATGGTTTCCTATTACACAAAGATGCTATGGTGAAGCTAATAACAGAAAGAGAACAAGAAATAGGCAGAATAAAACTACATTTTGATACAGAACTAAAGAAGAAAGACTTAGAATTAGAAACACTAACTAAGAAAAAAGAAGTAGAGCTTAATATTAGTAAAGAAATGTATGAAAGCTTATTAAAAATAAAGCAAGATAGGGTAGACCAACTAAGCTCAGAACAAAAATGGAGTGATCTAAAACTAATTGGTGGTTTTGTATTAGGTTTTGCTGCTTCAATAGCAATGTTTTATGCAGCAGTGCAGGTTGCTAAATGAAAGATATGAACTACATTCAAGCTTTAGAGAAAGCTGTTAAAGAAAAATATGGTGATTTAGCCACGCAGAACCCAAAACAATATTGGGATCACACAAAAGAGAAAGAATTTATAGAGCAACAAAAAGAATTCTCTGCTAAAAAATATAAAAACGAAGAATCCAGAGAAAAAGTAGAACTTGACGGAGTTTTATTGCCAAAGAAACTAATTAATAAAAATATAGATAAAGAATGTTCTATTTGTAAAAAATATTCATTTGATAAACGGGATGACTTATATCTAAATAAATTTAAGGCTTGCTATAGATGTTATCTATGCGAGCTAGAGGATAAAAAAAATGGCTAGTATCCTAGAAGTAATTACAGGAATCCAAGATGCACTTAAAGCAAAGCATCATGGTGGAACAGAATTTGGTCTTAAAAGAGAAACCCAGGACTTAATTCAAGGTTGCTCAATTTATGATCCAAGAGTTATGGACGGCTTTGGCGTACAATTTCAAGGCGATAGATTAATTCTTAAATATCACAGCGAAGAACCATTAACAAGAGTCCACAATAAAAATTTTGAAACTGACACAAGAGATGTCGTTAAACAAATTACAAAACATTTAAAAGAAGAATATCGCAAAGTAACAAAATCCTCTTTATCACTTACGGAAGAAGGAGATATTCAAATTATGGTTCAAACAGCTAACCGCAGAACTGCCTACATAAATGCAGTTCAAATTTATAAAATTGGCGGTGTTGATACTAAAGGTTCTGATGATAAAACCTACAGTTCAGAACAAGAAAGAATGGCAGATATTTCAAAACGTTGGTTAATGAACGCAAGAGCAAAATAAGGTGATGAAATGTCTTACAAATTATCTAAAGAGGAGCTTAAAAGCGAAATATTAAAATGTGGCAGAGATCCTGCTTACTTTTTAGATAATTATGCAAAAATTACGCATCAAGAGCGTGGCGTTATTGCATTTAAAACTTTTAAATTTCAAAAAGAACTCTTAAAAGACTTTCACGATCATCGATATAACGTAATCCTAAAAAGCCGTCAGATGGGCATTTCTACTATTGTTTCTGGGTATGTTGCTTGGATGATGTTGTTCCATAAAGAAAAAAATATTCTCGTTATGGCAACAAAACAAAATACAGCTATTGAAATTGTTGATAAAGTCAGAGACATGATTCAAAGTGTGCCAGATTTTTTAAAATTAGCTTCTGTAACAACAAACAATCGTACAAAGTTTGAATTAAGTAATGGTTCAAAGATCCAGGGTACTCCAACATCAAAAGATGCTGGCCGTGGTCAAGCTTTGAGCCTTTTAATTATTGACGAAGCTGCATTTGTCGATGATATGGATGATTTATGGACTGGTCTATTGCCGACCATTTCAACTGGCGGTCGTTGTATTGCTCTTTCAACTCCAAATGGTGTTGGTAATTGGTTCCATAAAACATATGTAGACTCAGAATCTGGTGGTAATAATTTTAAACCAACAAAATTACCTTGGACATTGCATCCAGAGTATGATCAAAAATGGTTTGATAATATGACCAAAAATATGAGCAAACGACAAATTGCTCAAGAATTTGAATGTAATTTTAATCAATCTGGTGAAACCGTAGTCAATCCAGAAGATATCAAAAGAATGAAAGATGGTTGCATAGAACCAAAATATAAATCATATATTGATCGCAACTTGCATATTTGGAAAACATTTGAAGCTGGCGAGAGTTATATTTTAAGTGCCGACGTTGCCCGTGGCGACGGTAAGGATTATTCTGTATTTCATATTATAGATGTTAAAAATATGGAGCAAGTTGCAGAGTACCAAGGAAAGTTAGATCCTGATAATTTTGCTAAACTAATTTATGATACTGGGTTAGAATATGGTGGATGTATGGTTGTTGTTGAAAACAATAACATAGGTTATTCTGTAATAACTAAACTAGTAGATATGCGTTATCCAAATGTTTACTACAGCTCAAAAGCTTCTCATGAATTTATGGACACGACTTCTGCACAATATTCTAGTAACAGCGTACCTGGGTTTTCAACAACAATGAAAACTCGTCCATTAATTGTTGCAAAATTAGATGAATTTATCAGAAATAAACTTTTAAAAATTAGTTCTCAAAGAACTTTAAATGAATTAGACACGTTTGTTTGGGTAAATGGAAGACCAGAAGCGCAAAAAAGTTATAATGACGATCTTATAATGTCATTAGCTATAGCTTGTTGGGTTCGTGATACAGCAATTATTAATAATGAACGTAATTTAGAATATTCTAAAGCTTTTTTAAGCGCATTTTCTAATTCTAGGAGTCATTTAAATACAAGCATTCCTGGTATGCAAAATTATGAATATAAACAAAAAATTCAACAACAACAAAATGTATATAAAGAATTTAGTTGGTTGCTGAAAGGTTAATATAAATGGCTAACAATAAAAATACAATTGGAAAACAAGACATATCAAATAATAACCCTAAAAATAAAGAGTCCCCTCTTTATAATGCTCTAACTAGGTTATTTTCTGGTCCGCTGGTAAACTACCGTCAGCAAGCTCAAATAAGATTCAAGAGAAGAGATCTTGATCGTTTTAAGTTTACTTCGGCTAGTGGTCAAAGCTTTAAAAAGAAAAGTTATAACCCATTTGAGGCCATCCAAAGCAATATTATGGCTAATCAAAGCCGTGCAGAAAGATATAGCGACTTTGATCAGATGGAATTTATGCCTGAAATTGCATCCGCAATGGATATTTATGCGGATGAAATGACTACCAGTAATGCTTTTCGTAGTTTATTAACAATTGAATGTAAAAATGAAGAAATTAAACAAATTTTACATAGCCTATATTACAAAACTTTAAATGTTGAACAAAATTTGTATGGTTGGAGTCGCACCATGTGCAAATTTGGAGATTTTTTTCTATATCTTGATATAGATGAAAAAATTGGCATTAAAAGTGTTCTTGGTTTACCCTCACCAGAGGTGGAAAGAATTGAGGGAGAGGACGAAACAAACCCTAATTATGTTCAATTTCAGTGGAATAGCGCTCAATTAACGTTTGAAAATTGGCAAATAGCACATTTTCGCGTTCTTGGACAGGACAAATATAGCCCATATGGAACTTCTATTCTAGAACCAGCTCGTCGTATATGGCGTCAATTACAATTATTAGAAGATGCCATGATGGCATACCGTATTGTACGCGCACCAGAGCGTCGTGTATTCAAAATTGACGTTGGAAACGTACCTCCGCAAGATGTTGAGCAATATATGCAAAAAATTATTACGCAAATGAAGCGTAATCAAATCGTTGATCCAAATACTGGCAGAGTAGATCTTCGTTATAATCCTATGAGTATTGACGAAGATTATTTTATTCCTGTTCGCGGAACAACAAGCGGAACAGATATTAATAATTTAGCTGGCGGTAGCTTTACTGGCGATATTGACGACGTTAAATATTTAAGAGATAAATTATTTTCCGCTCTAAAGATTCCACAGGCGTATTTGGCAAGAGGCGAAGGCGCTGCGGAAGATAAAACGATGTTAGCACAAAAAGATATTCGTTTTGCGCGCACAATTCAACGTTTGCAAAAAGTTATTATAGGTGAATTAGAAAAAATAGGAATGATTCACTTATATACTCTTGGCTTTCGTAACGATGATATTTTAAAATTTAAATTAAGGTTGCATAATCCTTCAAAATTGGCTGAATTGCAGGAACTAGAGCACTTAAGCAAGCAATTAGATGTTGCTGGTAGCGCGAAAGAAAAAGGATTTAGCAAAAGATATATATTTGAGAATATATTAAAAATCAGCCCAGAGGAATTCCTTAGAATTCAAAGAGAACTAGGTTATGATGCTGTATTTACTAAAACTTTAGAAAGCGCTGGTGCAGAAGCGGCTGCTACTGATAGCGGCGGCGGCGCAAGTTTAGAGGCGGGAGGTCCGC